GAAGAGAACGACGACAGGATTCCTGATAAGGCAGACTTCAAGAATATGCCTTATCGTTCTATTCAGTGGGAAGAAGGCTCGCCTCAAGATTGTTTCTTAAGGGTAGGCGGATATGAGAGCTTCCCTGTCCTTGGTCCCCGTTGGCAGATTACTACTACAGCAGATGTTTATGGCAAGGCCCCTGGCTGGGATGCATTAGGCGATTCCAAGATGCTGCAGAAGATGCAGCGTAAGAAACTCCTTGGTTTGGACAAGATTGTAGACCCGCCGGTGCAGAAAGACGGCATGGTAAGCGGCGAAGTAAATACGCTTCCAGGAGGAGTGACTACTTCCTCAGCTAACGTCCCGAATGCCGGTGTAAGGCCAGTTTATCAAGTCCAGATAGATCTGAATGCCCTTGAAGCAAGCATCAGCACCACAAAAGAAGCTATCGGAAGCACGTTCTATACCGACCTGTTCTTGATGCTAATGACCATGGATAGGAAGCAGATCACGGCGCGGGAAGTAGCGGAGCGCCATGAAGAGAAGCTTCTGATGTTAGGCCCGGTTCTTGAGTGTTTAGAGAGCGAGCTTCTGGATCCACTCATAGATCGCACTTTCACAATAATGCTCAGATTAGGCTTGATACCTGAACCGCCTCCGGAATTAGGAGGTCAAGATGTGAAAGTAGAGTATATCTCTATTCTTGCTCAAGCCCAAAAGATGGTAGGCACCACAGCTATAGAGCAGGTGTGTGGTTTTGCCGCGCAGCTTGCTGGAGTAGCTCCAAGCGTACTCGATAAGATAGATTTTGATGAAGCCTTGGAGACCTACGCTGAGATGGTAGGGATACCGGCAAGGATATTAAGAAGCGCGCAGGCTGTGGCAGCTATACGTCAAGCCAAAGAAGATGCGCAGCTGCGTATGCAGCAGGCCCAGTCAGGAATGATTGCTGCAGAAGGCGCAAAGAAGTTATCTGAAGCCAAGATCGGCCAGAATAGTGCTCTTGATGCAGTAATAGCTGCTTTGACAGGCAAGCCCATGCCGGCGAATCCAGCAAGGGAAGAAGCGGCTGTTGTGAGGTAGAAATAATGGAACCGGAAGAGAGACAAAAAAAGATAGAGGAACGCAATAAGAAGACCAGGGAGCGCGAATTAAATGATATCCGCAAGGTGCTGACTTTGCCCGAAGGCAGACGCTTGTTATGGCGGATCATGAGCGAAGCCGAGACGTTTGTTGCCCCGGCTACTGAGAAGCAGATAATCGGCATGCGTTTATTTAACGACATCATGAAAGCCAGCCCTGAGATGTTCTTACAGATGCAGAGAGAGTATAAATCGGAACAGGAAAGTATCAGAAAACAATTTCCTGTAGAAGCAGATGAGCTATAGAGCTCATATCCTTCTACAAGGACAATAAGGAGGCAGACATGCCAGAACCAAACGCAGTAGCAGCGACAGAGGTAAAAGAAGAAAAGAGTTTGCTTGACGGCGGAGAGGTTGAGGCCGGTAAAGAGACACCGGCAACACAGACTCCGGAAGAGATAGCCGCAGCCAAACAAGCGCAGGAAGCAGAAGATAAACGACTCCTGGAAGCAAAGGATGAGGATTTATCCGCAGAGGATAAAGAGAAGAAAGCGACACTCGTGAAGACTCAAGATGAAAAGAAGCTTCTTGAGACTCCTGACGACAAGCTATCTGCTGAGGATAAAGTAAAAAAAGCAGCCTTGATAAAAGCCCAGGATGATGCAAAGAAAGCAGCGCAAGGTAAGGGGGCTCCTGAGAAGTACGCCGACTTTACGGTGCCCGAGGGTATCGCGGTCAACCAGCCGATGCTTGAGGAATTCAAGACATTGGCCAAAGAACTCGATCTAACCCAAGAGAAGGCACAGAAGTTAGTAGACTTTCAGGCGAAGTATGTCAAAGGCGTTGATGCGAGCTTGCTCAAAACCTTTAATGAGACCTTAGCGACTTGGAAGAAAGAGACTGTTCAAGAGTTAGGGGTTGATTATAAGAAAGAGCTCGTCTATGCAGGAAAGGCCATTGACAAATTCGGCACACCTGAATTGCGTCAACTCCTGAACCAGACAGGAGTAGGTAACCACAAAGAGCTGGTGAAATTCTTTGTGAAGATAGGTAAGGCCGTAAGCGAAGATACTTTTGTAGACGGCAAGAACAAGACAGGAAAAAAGAGTGACGCCGAACTGTTCTACGGCAGCTCGATGGAGCAAAAGTAACTTAAACCAAGAAAAGGAGAAGAACCTATGGCTACTATCGGAAACACGAACCTAACCCTAATGGATCATGCAAGACGCCTTGATCCTGACGGCAAAATAGCCCGTATTGCCGAGATGTTAAACGAAGTGAACGAAATCCTCGATGATCTGGTTTTTATCGAGGGTAACACCACGACCGGGCACAAATCCACGATCAGGACAGGCCTTCCCACCGTGGCATGGAGACAGATAAACAGAGGCGTGCAACCCTCTAAGTCTCAGACCAGGCAACAGTTATTCACGGCAGGGATTATCGAAGGCCTTGGCCGAGTTGACGAAGAGCTCGTCAATATCGCGGTGGATAAAGCTGCCTTCAGGCTCTCTGAGAATGCCCCGTTCATTGAGGCAATCTCTCAGACCATGGCCACCACGCTTTTCTACGGAAACGTAGAAACGAACCCGGAAAGGTTTACGGGCCTTTCACCTTACTACTCATCTTTGTCGGCGACCGTAGATTCTTCAGCGAACGTAATAAACGGCGGCGGTGCAGGAGATGACAATACCTCGCTCTGGCTCGTAGTCTGGGGAGAGAACACGATCCATGCGTTCTATCCTCGCGGCACCAAGGCAGGTATCGAACATAACGATCTGGGTCTGCAGTTAGTGAACGACGATCAGACCCCGGCCGGTCAGTTCCGCGCTTTCGTTGATCAGTACAAAGACCGCTTAGGGTTGTGCGTAAGAGACTGGAGATACGCCGTGCGTATCTGCAACCTCGATGTTTCCGCATTAGCTACAGCCGGTGATACCTCTGACAGCTCAGCGAACCTGCTTAAGTTCATGCTTCAAGCAGTCAATAAAGTACCCAGCTTAAGAATCGGTCGCGCAGCCTGGTACTGCAATAAAGAAGTAAAGACGGCTCTGGATATCAAGGCATACAACAAGGGTAACGTTAACCTGACCATCGAAAGCCTTGAGAACGGAAAGACCCTGACCAAGTTTATGGGTATTCCGATCCGCCGGTGCGACAAGATCGTCAACACCGAAACAGTAGTATCGTAAAGGTAAGTTTAATTAACTCAATTAGAAAGGAGAAATACCATGATTAAAGATGCACATTTGATCCTATCGGAAGGTCAGCTCATGACCACATTCACCGGTGCCAGCACCAACGTCATTGATTTGACGAAGGCCGGTGATGCAGTTGCTGGTGCAGAGCTTTATCTTGTCGTGCGTGTGGGTACGGCAGGAGACACAGCGGAAGAGGACGGCACGCTTAATATCGCCATCCAGACCGACAGCGCTAAGGCCTTTAATGTCGCAGTAGTTAATCTGGCAGAAAAGGATCTCACCGAGGCTGAATTGATAGCCAATACCATCGTCTGGAAAATCAAGCTTCCTCCGGGATGCAAACAGTATTTGCGTCTCTACTACACCGAAGGCAATCATGCGTTCACAGGTGGCACGATTGATGCCTTCTTAACACCGGACGTAAACATAGCCTAAGAGTAGGTACGAGCAGGGTCTGCTGATAAAGTAGGCCCTGCTCATAACCAGAAAGGATAAGACCATGAGCGTGTATTACAATTTCAAAAACGTGGCCGAACTGGTTGACCTACTTTGTCTTGTCTTTGACACGGCAAACGGGCATGACCATGACGGCACGAATTCAAAAGCAGTAACCACCGGCACACCTGCAGATAATGCAGTGACGACAGCCAAGATACTTGCGGGGGCCTTAGCAGCTTCTGCTGCAGGCCGAGGCAAGATAGCAGATGATTTTTTCGATGCTGCTACGGTTTTGGCTAAGTTTGATGCCGACAGTTTCACAAACGCCGTGCTGCTTCTTCTTATAGCGGACGGTGCTTTTGTCGCAGATGCTGCTACAAGAGCATTATTTGCTGATGGTTTCTTGCCACCGGCAAAGATGACCGCAACGGCAAACACCAGGGTAGTAATGTATCAGGTAGAAGATCTCGCAGCAAATGCGGATATCGCTGGTAGGGCTTTGCTTGAAGTGCCCACGGGGATGGTTTTCACCATCACCGATGCCAGGATCATCTCTCATGGTACAGCGGCCGGTATTGATGCCGGTAACACCTGCGCAGTAGCCATCAAGAACGGAGCAAATGCTATTGCAACAGTAACCTATGATAATGCCAGTCCGTTCCCGGCTGAGAATGCTTCCGGTAGTTTAGGAGCGTTAAGCGGAACATACAAAATCTTGGCAGCAGGGGAAAAAATAGTCCTTGCCGTAACCAATGGAGCGACTGCTAACCCGCCGGCATTTATGCTGCAGGTTACTTTTACCATTGCTGACGCGTAAGGAGAAAGGAAAGCATGGCTAAGTACGAAGTATTAAGAGACTGCTACGGATTCCAAAACAGGTATTGGGAAAAAGGGGCTATCGTGGAGATAGACCCGAAAACCAACCCGCCTAAACATTTCAAGAAGATAGAAGCGGGGTCCGCAGCGGTTAAGGAACAAAAGCCAGAAGAAGCATCTACTACAGCTTCGGTAGCGCGTGAAGAACTGCTTCTTGAGGCCAAAAGCCGCGGCATCAAAGATGCCGAGATATTGAATCAGGATGAGCTACTGGAAGTTTTAGCCAGAGACATTAGCCAGCAGAAAATCAGGGCTATTGTTGCCAAGGCTAAGAAGCGCCAGCAGAAATAGGATATCGCGGGGTTGCTGATAGTGTAACTGGAAGCACAGAGGTTAATACCCTCAAGACAGGTTCGAGGCCTGAAAGCAACCCTGCACCTTTTTACGGAGGTTTTATGATACCGACCTCAGATATAGCAATCTGTAATCTGGCATTATCTCATCTCGGACAAAGCCCGATAGTGTCATTGACTGAAGCAAATGAAAGCGCCCGGGCCTTGAATAGAATTTACGACATAACCAGAGATACTGTTTTGAGAGCGAAGGACTGGAGATTCGCTTCAGTGAAAGCAGCCCTTGCAGAGATCTCTGATCAAGATATTCCCGGCTGGGAATACATATACGCTTATCCCGCGAAGTGCCTCTGTATACGTAAAGTCTTTTATGATGCTGAGAGCCAAAATCCCGCGCCGATAGAATTTGAAACCCTATTTGTTCCTGCGATAAATCGCAAAGTCATCGCCACGAATTACGATGAGGCTTACATAGAGTATACCTATCAAGTCATTGACCCGGCGTTATTCGATATGTCCTTCATCATGGCGTTTTCTTTCCTGCTTGCTGCGCAGATAGCCAAGCCTGTAACCGGCAATGACGATATCGCTAAATTAATGCTGCAATTATATGGTTCATTGGTAAGCGACGCAGGCCGTATCAATGATATAGAAAAGTATATTAAACCAAATCCAACCTCGTCTTTTGAGGATGCGAGGTAGAAGGAGGAATGAATGAAAGATTTAGGGACAAAGCGCGACGATAAGATATACGACCATCCGGATAACGGCCCCAAGGTAACTTACCCTAAAGTAGATCTGCCTATTTCTTTCATCGAAGGCAAAGACGTTAAGCGCGATGATGAAGTAGAGATAAGGATTAAGGGTAAACTCTGTGGTTTTGAAGATAACGAATGGCGTAAGATCGTTACCTTTGAGCTTAAGGAAGGCGAGATAGTAGGGAAGGACAAAAAAGAGGAAAAGGATAACCAGAGCCTCTTAGGATAGAGAAAGGTGAGTAATGCCACAGCCAGTCCAGATATTAAAACCGACCTTCTCAGGAGGCGAATTTGCACCCAGCCTGTGGTCCCGCGTAGATCTCCAGCGTTATGCTTCAGGATGCAGAACGCTGCGCAATTTTTTTGTTCATCCCCATGGAGGCGCCTCTAACCGGCCCGGACTCCAATTCATAGCAAAGCCTAAATATTCAAATAAAAAATGCCGTGGTGTAGGTTTTGAATTTTCAACCGAGCAGGTATACTCAATAGAATTCGGCCACCTTTACTGCAGGTTCTATATGAACGGCGGCCAGATAATTGCTCCTGAAACAACGGCCGCTTGGGCCTCCGGAGTAGACTACTACATCGGAGATTTCGTAAAGGTAAGCAGTATAGTCTATCGCTCCAAGACAAACCATACTTCAGGTGGAGCGCATCCGACTCCGCCTGGCAATACCACAGACTGGGAAGCCTCCGAGATATATGAAATAGAGACTCCTTATGAGGAAGATGACCTCGATGATTTAAAATTCACGCAGTCCGCAGATGTTCTATACATTACCCACCGCGATTATTATCCCCGGACACTTACCAGGTATTCCCATATAAGCTGGCGACTTGAATTATATCCGTTTGAAGACGGGCCGTTTATGCAGCAAAACGTTCTTGAAGCCTTGACGTTAACTCCATCTGCTGTTACCGGCTCGATAACTTTAACTGCAGCTTCGGCATTATTCAATTCGCTTCATGTAGGCGCGCTGTTTAAGCTTGAACATTATATTGAAGGACAAGCCTATACAGGCGCATTTACCGGCACCGGGTCCGGCACCGCTCTTAAATGCGGAGGCACATGGCGCATAATTACTCACGGCACTTGGACAGGAAAGATAAAAGTAGAGAAATCTATAGACGGCGGTACGACTTGGACAGTAATTAGGGTTTTCAGCTCTGCAGATGACTATAACCCTAATACCTATGGTGAAGAAGATGAAGACGCGCTGTTCTTGGTAAGGGTTACCTGCCATAGCTATACGAGCGGAACAATTAATGTTGATTTAACCACCGATGCTTACACACACGTGGGCATCGTGAAGATAGCCACGTATTCAAGTCCTACCAGCGTAACTGCCACGGTATTGACTGATTTAGGTGCGACATCAGCCACATCAGACTGGTCGGAAGGCGCGTGGTCAGACTACCGCGGATATCCGGCCACAGTAGGATTTTATCAAGACAGACTGGTATTTGCTTCTACCAAGCATGAGCCTCAGACAACGTGGACTACTAAGACCAGCAACTATATTAACTTCGGCCGCAGCGATCCTCTCATAGATTCAGACGGCATAACTATAAACCTGCCTTCACGCAAGATGAATGCCATAAGGCATCTTATTCCTTTAGGCGAGATTCTTGCTTTTACTTCTTCCAGTGAATGGAGTATAGGCCCGGGGTCTAATGCGTCTATAACACCAACATCCGTGAGCCAGAAACTACAGGGATATAGAGGATGTTCAGAAGTCACCCCTGTTGTAATAGGCAATAGAATGATATTCGTTCAGCCCAAAGGCTCAATCGTAAGAGACTTGGTTTTCGACTGGGCGTCAGACAGTTATGGCGGTGATCCTTTAAGCCTCTTATCAAATCACCTATTCCAGAATCATCAAATAATAGATATGGCTTATCAAGCAGAGCCGGACAGCGTGCTTTGGTGCGTAAGGGATGACGGAATTCTATTGTCGTTGACTTATTTGAGAGAACAAGAGGTAGTGGCTTGGGCTTGGCATGATACAGATGGGGAATTCGAGTCTGTCTGGTCTATCCCAGGGGAAACCTATGATGAAGTGTGGTTTGTAATTAAGCGTGGTAATGAAAGATTCATTGAACGGATGGTTCAACGTATGGCTTCTACTGATCCCCGGGACCAATTCTTCGTAGATTGTGGCCTGACTTACGATGTTCCTATAGACATAACCGGCATAACCCAAGCTTCTGAAGCGGTAGTGACTGCCGCAGATCACGGATTCGTTAATGGTGATTTGGTAGATATCTCGGATGTTGAAGGTATGACCGAAGTAAATGATTTGAGGTTCAAGGTTTCTGATAAAACAACCAGTACTTTTAAGCTCAAGGATGCCGAGGATGATACTTACATAGATTCAAGCGCATATGAAGCTTATTTATCAGGCGGCAAGGTACGTAAAGCCGTAACAACGATATCTGGCCTTGATCATCTTGAAGGCAAAACGCTCGCGGTATTAGCTGATGGGAACGTGGTAGATGATCTGGTAGTCGTGAGCGGGGCAATAACTTTAACTACTCCTGCGTCAAGAGTGCACGCAGGGCTGCCTTATTTATCCGATTTAGAGACCTTGGACTTAGAGTTGAACTTGGCAGCAGGCACTACACAGGGTAAGTTGCTGAAGGTATCAAATGTTCAATTCAGATTCCTAAATTCAAGAGGCGGCTGGATAGGTCCGGACGCAGATCATCTTGATGAAATAACACAGCGTACGAATGAG